GATTCCTCATACAGTGCTATTTGGCGAAAGTCCTAGTGGTCTTGGCTCTACTGGCCGTAGCGAAGAGCGTGATTTTGCAAAGACGCTCGCTGATTATCAGAGCGTTCATTTCAAGCGCCCCATCAAGAAGCTGATGGAACTGATCATGCTGAGCAAGGAAGGTCCGACGCAGGGCAAGCTTCCTGAATCGTGGCGCATTGCGTTCAATCCATTGTTTGAGCTTAATGAGCGCGAAATGGCGGATGTACGGGCGCGTGTGGCGGCTGTAGATGGCCGTTACATCCAGCTTGGTGTATTGAGTCCCAAGGAGGTGGCGGATGCCCGCTATGGCGGTTCTGAGTGGAGCATGGAGCTTACGCTCGATCCCAGTGTCATCCGAGAATTGCCCACTCAAGCTGGGGGTGGTTCCACTCAATCTGGGGGTGGCGATGGAAAGATGGCAGTGCCTCCCGGCGGGCGTGATCCATTGGATGAGGAGAACGGCACGCTCCCCATGGATGGAAGCCGTGAAGTGGAGGACAGCGCTGGTCTTTATCTGCCTCGTGACCTTGAAAAGGTGCGTGGTGATGTGACCTTCACTGACAAAGAACTGCATTCACGAGCCGTGAGCGCTGCTAAGGCTAAGTTCAAAGTATGGCCTTCTGCTTATGCCAGTGGTTATGTGGTGCAGCAGTACAAGCAGATGTACAAGAAAAAGCATGGCTCATTGAGCGGTGCTTTCAAGAGCGACGGGCAAGACATTCATGCTGATGATCTTGATCAATGGTTTAAAGAAAAGTGGGTGAGGATTGGCGCTAACGGAGAAATTCTTGGCCCTTGTGGCGGGCGTGAAGAGAAGGAGGGCAAGCCCAAGTGTCTTCCTCAAGCCAAAGCACAAGCCATGAGCAAAGAAGAGCGTCAAACAATTGTTGCCCGCAAGCGCAAGGCTGATCCCGATCCCGAACGTAAAGGAAAAGCAAAGAATGTAAGCAGCAAAGTTGATGCAATGGAGCCGATGAAAGTAGAAGGCCTCATCCTTTCTGATATTGACGAAGCTTCCTTAATTAATCCAGAAGATATTGATGCTGCATTAAACCAATGGAAGGAGGAAGCACCTGAGCGTTTCAAAGATATCCTGGAGGCAGAGGATGCAAAGCCTGAATGATCTCTCAACGTTCGCAGCCACCATTCAGCTTCGCCTGGATCAATCCTCATGGAACTACGATCCCATTAGTGGCCGTTATCGCGGAGCTAGCGGACGATTTCTCAGTCAGTCTGCCGTTGAAAGCTTGGTCGATGGTCGAATTAACAAGCTTGGTACTTTGCTACGCCGTCTTACAAACATGCTTAGTAGCGGCGATATCACGCTGGATCAATGGCAGCAAAGCGTAAGGGATGCCCTTAAGCTTGCTCATGTACAGGCAGCAATTATTGGCAATGGCGGCAAAGATAATATGCAGTCTTCGGACTGGGGCAGAATTGGTCAACGACTTCGTGTGGAATACCGTTACCTGGAGGGTTTTGCTCGCGATCTTCTGGCTGGGAGCATTTCTACTCCCATGGCTCTTGCTCGCATCGGCATGTATTCTCAAGCTGTGCGAGGTTCTTACTGGGAAGGTTCCGCAATTCGTCAAGAACGACAAGGCTATAGCTTGATGCGACGCATTTTGGATCCGCAAGCAAAGCATTGCAGCGACTGCGTGAACTTTGCAGCGAGAGGCCTTGTCCCTATTGGTAGCTTGCCAATGCCAGGACAACGTTGCGCTTGCATGAGCAATTGCAAATGCCGCGTACAATACATGCGTCAACAAGCGCCCGCAGTGGCAGTTTGAGCATGGATGTATTAGTTGGAAGCACTGGCCTGATTGGCAGTGTTCTGCGCGAGCATCATGATTTTGATTGCCGCTTTAATTCTGAAAACATTCACCTCGCTCCATTGTTGAAGGAGGACGTTGACAGGCTTTATTTGGCTTGCTTGCCAGCGGAGAAGTGGAAGGCAAATCAGGCGCCAATGGCCGACTTTGACAACATGTATCACGTTTTGACAAAGATAAGACTATTGAGGCCGAAGGAAATTATTCTCTATTCCACCATTGATATTTACAGTCAAACTTATAAATATGTAGAAAATTTCCCAGAGATTTATGGTATTGACTATGGTTCAACGCGATACATCTTTGAGTTATTGGTTAAAACTACGTTCCCTGATGCCGTAATTACCATCATTCGCCTTCCAGCATTGTTCCATAAGCGCATTAAGAAGAATATCTTATTTGACCTTCTCAACAACAACAACATTGAAAAAATTAATGCAAATTCTTGCTATCAATGGTATGACTTAAAGGATTTATGGCTTCACACTGAAGCTTGCCAGAAAGGCGGAGAGCATCAATGGTTTTCAGAACCGATTGAAACCTTAGAGATTATTGATAAGTGGTTTCCCTGGGCAAGAACAATGGTTGATTGCGGGCCGCGTATTGAATATAACTATGCTCCTTATTTTTCCAGTAAGGAAACCACTTTAAAGAAAATGGAGGAGTTTATCAATGATTGGAATTAGCGCTATCGGCTGGAAAGATGAAGAAGAGCATGAAATCTTAAGCGCTAATACTGGGGCTTTTAATTTCATTGAACTGGTGCCATCTCGCATCTTCGCCAAAAATGAAGACTTTGGCGACATTGCAAAACGCTATAGAGAGCATTATGGGCTTTGGGCGTATTCAGCTCAGGCGTTGTTTTATGACAGTGCTGTTCAAAGCTTTGAAGATACGGCTGCTACGCAAGAGCATTTATTGCGCGTAATAAAACTTGGCTCTTTAATGGGTATTAAGCGCTTCGTTCTTGGCAGTCCCGCTTTGCGCCGTGGAAGCCCATCATGCCTAATGGAGGTTTTAAAGCGGATGGATAGCGTGCTTGATGCAAATGATGCCATTCTTTGCATTGAACCTATTGCCAAAGCTTTCGGAGGAAAATATTTCTATACAGTTGAGGAGATTATCAATCACATTGACTTTTACAATTTGCGTAATGTAAAGACAATGCTTGATACAAATAATGCTTGGCTACAAGGCGATAGTCCGACAAAGATTATTAAACATTATTTCCGCTTCATTGCGCACGTTCATATCAGCGACACTGACAATGGTCCTATTTTGAACCAGTATGAACACAAGCAAATTAAGCAGCTTTTAGTTGCAAGCAGCTATCAAGGCGGAATCACTCGCGAACTTGTAAATGCTTCTCAGCATCACCGAGAATATCCATTGTTTAGGCAGCTTTATGGCTGAGCAATAATTTGCCTAGCCATGTTTTCAATGGCATAGATGCCTTGAATTTTGCCTGTGAAGAAAGAGAATAGATTTTCGTCTTGACGCATTAATGGCGTGCGATTAGCGCTGCTATCTTTTGTCTTCGCTTTAATTGAAAGAGTGGGGAATAGATAGTCAAAACTATCAGCGAAGTCTGGCCAATAACGTTCCACATGCCGCTCAATTAACTGCCTTGCGTTGTCCGCATTATCGAGCGAGTTGTCGTTCATAATGCCATGCTTCACATGGCTTAAAGAGAAGCATTTATCGTTGTATGGGTAGATGGAAAATAGTTCTCCATCAATGTAGGTGAGAGCACCGAACGGAAGAGGAGTCTTGGGGCGATAGATAAACATTGCCACTGCTTCAAAGAAATGAGAGGACAATGGCTCCAGGAGAGCATTATTGGTGCAATCAAAAACAAAATCGTAATCTTGCTTCAGCGCCTGCAGGTTACGTTGCTGAATCTCTTCCTTTTTAACGTATGGCTCTAGGCACCATTGAAAATACAGACTTGCTCCAATGGCATCAATGCGCTTCTCTGGAGTGTTCAGTAAAAGTGACGTGTGGTTAAAAGCTTGTGGATCCAGAAAACTATGCGGACCATTCCCGAAAATAATTGAAATGGTTTCAGCATCAAGAAGACTTTCGTCTTCTGACACCGCGTAGTAATTATTATCCACGTCATGAACTAGATCGCCATAGTCCTCCATGAAGCGGACAAAAGTGGTGGCGCACAAGCGGCGAGTGGCGGCATTTCTGGCATAGTGATAGCCATAGTGCAGGCGATTTTGATTGATAAAAGACGTTTCTGAAATGAGCGTATGATTCTTTTCATACAGCGTCACTTCCATCTCATTGCGAAAAACCATTGCCAAATGGCATCCCACCCAGCCACCACCAATAATTGCTACGCGCTTCATCAGATGTCAATGCAAAGGTGAGGTTGTACACCTTGCCAGTTGCTTTTGGCTTTGGCGAGATCCAATTGTGGAAAATATTCAATGCGGCGTTGCATGCCAGTACCATATGGATCTGCATGCCCTTGATAGTTCCATTCATCAGGGCCGTGCTTATCGGGATGGTAAATATGACAAGGCACGTCCTGGAGTTTCCAGAGCATATAGTCCTCGTTCGGTACACCCCATTGTTTCCATTGCTGCAATGCTTCAGGAGAGCTGTCTAGGTTTTTGATGGCCATCAAGCGCTCCTTGTGCGCCATGAGGTAGTCGTAGCGATAAAGGCCAATGCTCATTGAAGGCGTTTGCTTCATTGCCACTTTCCCTGGAGCCTCTACGGGAGGTTCGTAGGCCAATACCTTAAAGAGGGGGCCTGCAATGCAGGTGTCATGGAGGAGAAACCAATACTCGTTTTCGATTGAATGCTCCACAATTTCAATGAGCGGCGTGTATTCAAAAGAATTTTGCTGCGTTAGCAGCATTGGCACGCCTTTGTAGCTTGTATAAGCACGAACGGTTTGTCCACCATTAACAATCAAGATTTCTTCCTGCCTGATACCAGCAGCCAGCAAACTAGGAATGATCACTGGAATGGTATGAGGAGCAAATTTTTTGCACGTACTAATACAGAAACGAATAGAACCTTCTGGCAGCACCATTCCTCCCTCTTTGTGCCCTCAGTATAAATGGCCCTTAAGATGACGAAGATTCGCTGATGGTTATGGCTCGCATTCTTTACTGCGGAGATGCTTTTGTAGAAACAGGCTTTGGACGTGTTGCCGAATATTTGCTTCCTGCACTAGCAGAGGAGCATGAAGTGAGCGTATTGGCTGTAAATCATCATGGCGATCCTCATCCTGCAACTAAAAATTACACGGTTTACCCAGCAATGCTGTACGGGAATGACCCGTTCGGCTCCCATCGCATTGCGAGTGTTATTCAGACCGTAAAGCCCGATCTTGTGTGGGTGACTAACGACATTTGGATTGCTTTGCAATTATGGGAGCAAGCTAAGCCACTCAAGGAGCAACTTGGTTTTAAATGGTTCGTTTACACTCCCATTGATTCCTATGGCTTGTTTCCTGACCTTGCTGCTCCCATGATGGAATGGGACGGTCTTGCTACTTACACGGAATTTGCCAAGAAAGAGCTTGAACTGATGGGCTATACCAAGCCCATTCACGTGATCGGCCATGGCACTGACTTCACGAAGTTCTTCCCAATGGACAAAGGGGAATGCAGGAAGCGGCTTGGCGTGCCGGATGATGTGTTTGTTGTGTTTAATGGCAACAGGAATCAACCACGGAAGCGCATTGATTTGACCATCAAAGCTTTTGTGAAGTTTGCAAAAGATAAAGACGATGCTCGTCTTTGGTTAAACATGGGAACCAAGGACTTGGGATGGGATGTTGTTCCGCTTTTCAAGCGCGTTGCGCGTGATGAAGGATATAACGCTGCTGGCAAGTTAATTCTTACCAGCCCACATTTTTCAGTTGACAACTGTCTCCCAGTGGAGCAACTTAATCAAGTGTATAACGCTGCTGATATTGGCATTAACACTTGCATTGGCGAGGGATGGGGATTAGTTAATTCTGAGCATGGTTCAACTGGTGTGGCGCAACTGGTGCCAGACCATACAAGCCTGGCTGAAATCTTTGATGAGGTGCCACGTATTGCTTGCAACGGGAGCGAAACGGACAGGAATTATGGACTAGAGAGGATGATTCCAGATCCACAATGTGCGGCAGATCTTCTCACTTATTACTACGAAAATCGAGACGCTCTTAAGAAAGATAGTGAATGGTGTTACAACCGTTTGCATGAAGAAGCTTTTACTTGGCCTTACATTCAACAACAGCTAAAAGACTTGGTAAGGAAAGCATTGAATGCAAAGCCTGTGGAGCCACAATTTAAAGGCTTTGGTACTCCAGCAAAAATCGCTTGATTGTCATGCAAATTTCACAAATTTTTCTTTCCACTAATCCATCGGAAGAGCTGAGTCCGTTCCTTAAGCATGCCACTAGCACTATTGATGCATGTTTTCCAGAAGCTAATCATGTCATTTACAACAGCGATTCATTGCGGGCTTTCATTGCTGATAATTATGACGAACATGTGTTGTGGGCCTATGACTGTTTAACGCCTTTCTCTTATAAAGCTGATCTTGGCCGTTTTTGTTTGTTGAATAAGCTTGGTGGCTGGTACTTTGATATCGGTGTAAGGGCTTTTAATGCAGTGGATCTTGGTGATCGCATTGAATTCCTTGCATTTAGGGATATCCAACGCTTTAGTTTTACGAGCTGGGCATGTGCCACTACTGTTCTCTATTCCAAGCCCGATAACAAGGCACTGCAGACTGCCATTGAAATGATTGTGGCTAATTGCATTGAGCAATACTATGGCATCACTCCATTGTGCCCTACTGGACCCACGCTGCTTGGCAAGGCACTTGCCATAAATGGAAGCCAGGCTAATTTTATTTATGGTGACTACCTAGAACTAACCCCTACGCATGGGCAGAAGAACAGGGCTTTTGTATTGCCTGACGGCACCATCATGGCCTGGAGCAAGCCTGCAGGAGGCGGTGATCTCACTGGCCTTGGTGCCAAGGGCGTGAACAATTACAACGAGCTGTGGGCTGCGAGGAAAGTCTATGCAACCGTCTGACTGCACAATTTATGCCGTGTGCATTCCTGGCGAGAAAGTAAGGTATGAAGCTCGCTCTCGTATTGTTCCCATTATGGGAGGAGCATATGCTTTGTCTAATGAGGAGCGTGAAACGCTCCGTGCGCAAGGCTATGTATTTGATGACGAGAATGCTTCTCTTTCCACTCGCAATAGTCGATGGGGAGAGTTGTCTTGCATTTCTTGGATGATTCTCAATGCGAATGAAAAAAATATTGGCAATGCTCAGTATCGGCGTAATTGGATTGAGCCAGATGATCAATGGTACGACGAAGATACGCTGTACTTCCCAGAACCTGCATTGTTTAGCTGCACGTTAGAGCAGCAGTTTTATGGCGGACATTCTGCATTTGATGCTCCTGCTATTACAAGAGAAATTGCGGATTCAGGAAGTTGGATCTTTTCAAGGGAAGAAATTGACGCCATCTGGAAACAGAACAGCTTTATTGGCTGCAATATGGCTAGAGGAGGCAATGTTCAGTACAAGCAATTTATGAGCGCATTATTCGTGGCATTGGCTCCTATCTGGCACAAGCACGAAGAACAGTTTCTTCGCATTGGAGGCTATGACAAACGAGCGTTAGCCTTTATTGCCGAACGTCTCATTACTGGCATGGTTTTGTATCGCGATAAACTTTTCCCTGGCATGAATATTGCCACTGCTCCTATAGGATTCATCCATTGATTATGCTTAAGAAAAGCATTTAGACCATGACCAAGAAAGAAAAGCAGGCAAAAATTGCCAAAGTAATGCGTGAATTCAAAGCTGGCACTCTGAAAGGCAGTGACAAGAAAAAAGTGACCAATCGTAAGCAGGCGATTGCAATTGCTCTCTCTGAAGCCGGCATGTCGATGCAAGGCAAAAGCGATGCCTACATTGATGCCTATATTGACACCATGATGTGCATGGAAGTTGAAGAGCCTGAGGAAGAGGGCATGGAAGAAGAGGAAATGGATGCGAGCTGCGGAAAAAAGCGCTGAGGGGAGATGCTGAAAGCTTCTCCCCTCCTGCTGCCGTGAGAAGCGCTGCACGGCGTGGACTAGAGCTGCGTAAAAAGCACGGCAAAGGCGGCCTGACGACGCAGGAGGCGGGGAAGCAAGGTATTGGCAGCGGCGTGGCAAGAGCTGGCGATCTTGCTGGTGGCAGCAAAATTAGTTATGCCACGATCAAGCGCATGTCTGCGTTCTTCTCTCGTCACGAAAAGAATAAAAGTGGCGGAGAAAATGATGCTGGTTATATTGCATGGCTTTTATGGGGAGGCGATGCTGGTAGAGCATGGGCAAATCGTATTATTAAGATGGTGGAAAGTCGCCAAAAAGATTAATGAGCGAATACGTGCGCGTCATCGAACAAGAAGATGAAGGCATTGGTCTTTTACAGGCGCTGTCTATTCTTTCTTCTAACGAACATCGCAATACTTCGCGATGGGAATTAGTGGAAAAACAATGCTTCAAGAATGGTCGCCTCGACGAAACGCACATCTATGTGATGAGCGTTTACGACAAGCCTGATCCTCATTTTGAGCCAACTAAATTTCTAACGTTTGAAATTGAGGCAATGGCAAAGTCATACATCATGGAAGGCATTGAAGATCAGCTTCGTGATATTCGCGGAGAAGATGATGACGATGAGGATTGATTATTCTCGTTTTGCATTAACTACGAACGAGGGATAACCCATCAACCACAGCACGCTTATTCCATAGAGACCACTCAAGGTTCTTACTTGCACACAATCTGGCGGCAATACTGCACGTTCAATGCGCGAGTAGGAGCTTTGACTAATATGCAATGCATCCGCCACATCCTTTTGGGAAAGCCCGCTATTAAGGCGGGCTTCTTTGATGCGAGAAGCAATGAGAAGGCGAGCTTGTTGAT